ATAGTTCCTGAATAGCCTGCCGAAATTATCTACCTGGTCGCTGACTTGTTCCCCGGTATCCAAGGCAATGTCAATTGCATCATTGAAAGCGCTGACAATTGCAAGTGTTTCAGTGGCTAAAGTGTTGGGGTCGTTAATGCCTTCTGTGCTATCGGGCAAGGTCTGCGTAAAGTCCACGGTATCGGTTGCGTCTGTTACCACCCCATCCTTAAGAGATTCCCCGCGATTGTTTACAGTTGCAGAAGTATTTTCTGTAGGCTGTGGGAATTTATTTTCGCCGGACTCAACAAACTCAAGTTGAAAACGTGCAATACCGCCTGCTTGCCTGCTTTCACTTACGGTGCAATTCTCAGTTGGTTTCATACGGATCGTACCGAACGTAGGCAACACTAGAGCGCCGGGTGTGGCTTTGTCCTGTAAAGCTGCTATCAGTCTATCACGCTTTGCTATGTAATCATCCCCATCTACAAAACCGTTTATCGTAACCTCTTGAGCTTTGCGTCCCAAGTCTTCTGCAAACGGAATATCTTTAAATGGATATTCGTGCAACGTTCCCCTGCGACCTATCTTTATAGAAGCGGTTTCAATAATGAACTCAGCACCCCGGAAGCTAGGCGTTGTTTGTAATGGAACTCTCCAAGGTCTATCGTCTGACATTTTAAGTGAATAGTAAAGTTGTAGCGCCGGTGTCTATTGTTTTAACTCTGCTGCTGTCTGCATTGGTGGCAACTGCTACGCCTGTGATTTTTCCTGATTCATCCTTCTTTAATTCGATATTGGTTTCTACGTTGACCACGTTATTCGGCTGGAATAGATTGTTGCCTGTTATTTGATTGATGATTGTTTTTTGTGCATCACCAATAGAACCGCTCGCATCTTGTAATTCTGCCAGAAACCTATCCAGTCCCGCAGTATTAAAGCCTAGCGCCTCGCCGATCTTGTTTAATACACGTACCGATAATTCAAGTCCCTCAATAAATAACTTCAATATCTCAAGCATTAATAATAATTGTACGACAATAACAGTTCCCAACACCTTGCCGAAGAATACCACAAGCGGCTTCAGTAGCACCCAGAGCGTCTTGAATATTGTGAGCGCCGGGATAGCAATTGCCCTGAATGTCTGCCATAGGGTGATCGCGATAGCTTTGAATGCAGGGAAATTTGTTTTTATCACAAATGCTATTGCTGCAACCGCCGCAAGTACGCCAAGTATTACTGGAAGGAAAGGAATAATGGCTGCAACCGCTGCGCTGAAAACCGCTGCGAGGCCTCCACCCGCTGCTATACTCGATATAATAAGCGCCATGCTCCCAAGCGCACCAAGGACAGGACCGAGTATTACAAGTAGTGGACCGAGCGCGGCCACCATTGAAAGAACGATAAGCACGGTCTTTTTGATTTCAGGTGACATCGCTTCAAAGAAGTCAACCATCTTGCTCAGCTTGAGAATTAGTTTTGTCGCAATCGGTATCATTATCTGCCCGAACTTGGCCGCTAGGTCTGCGATCCTTGCGCGTAAAATTCTAGTTTGGTTAGCTAACGACTCCTGTGTATTCTTGAAGTCACCGGCAACTCTACGGGTTTGATCCATCAATACTTTTATACGTAGCAATCGTTTTTCCTGCTGTGACATACTTGATACTGTTGCCCTAATTCCTTTAGCTAATAGGAATTGTTCAAGAGTCGCGTCTGTTACATCACCCGAAAATTTACGTATTGCTTCTGTCTCACCACGTATAGCTTGAGTGATTGCAGACATTGCTATTTTCACATCCGTGTTGAAAACAGATGCTAAGTCGGCGGCACGCAAGGCGAGTTCGTTTGTCGTTGTGGCTACCATTTCCATAGACAGCCCGGTATCCGCAAGGAGCGCCCCGGTTTCTGTGGACAACTGATTGAATGCCGCTGTAGACAATCCGACAGTTGTGGATGCTGTCTGGCCGAATTTAAGTATAGTATCAGCGCCTTTGCCGAATACCACGTTGACCGCGTTGATACTTTCTTCAACATCGGTAGCCATCTTAATAGATGCGAGCCCTACGCCTACAATTGGAAGAGTCAGGCCGAGTGTTAGCCGTTGGCCTACCCGTGAAATAGATGCTCCGGCTGCTTTGAACGCTTTCCCCGCTCGTTCCGCTGTCCTGGCTGACTTAACGAATGCCCGATCAATCCGCTTTAAACATGCGGAAATCCTATCTACTAGAGCAATGTCAACTGATACTTCGAGCGCCACTGGATTGTTTTTCTATGTCGTCATTAATCGTTTTATTGATGTCACATAATCGTGAATACCAGTAAGCAATATCAGATAATGTCATTTCGTCAATGACAGATGGACAGAGCCCCATGCCTTGCGGGTGGACCAGCACCCCAAAAACATCGTGTAGGCTATCGGCTACGCCTGCTATTGGCCGAAAAAACCCAGGATCCTATTCTGTGCTTCTATGAAGTCGGCAGCAGATAGTTTGTCTGCATCGCCATCACCAAGATTACAGCACAACTCGATATACTTACCTACCGTATCTGAATTGAGCTTTGCGCCACCATCGGCAATATCGAAAGGTAAGCCAAGCCTGCGGATGTGTTTGCCGCGTGGAGATTCAAAAATTAAAACTTCCTGCGTTTGATCGCCTTCGGTTTGTAGGGTGGGGATAGGCTCTTTTAAAGCCATGTGGTTAGCTGGCAAATCGTCAGTCATTGTGGAAACTTTCTTTTAGCGGTTTATATTTAATTCAAACGAGCGATATCTTCATCCGGCGCAATTGTGCCTTCAAACTTCACCGGGAAAGTCCCGTTGATAGCATCAACTTCAATGCGCGTGATCTGTATTGCTTTGTTCATTTTGACACTTTTACCATTCAGTAACTTTAACTGAACTGTATCAAATCTTGCAGCGTGTAATGTGCGAGTGTCTAAATCACCGCTGTCTGAAAGTGTTCCTGCGATAAACGGAGTAACGGGAGTATGTATTTCTGCCTTGTGCCGGTCTACACCATTGCGAACTTCAACCTCAGTTTCTGCTGTCGAGTATGTGAAATCGCCCATTGCTCGCAGAGCTTGGCCGTCTGCAAAGAGTGATAAAGTTCCGGCTGATACGTTTTGTCCCATTAGAGTATAAAGAGTATGCGATTAGCGATTATTCGAAGTTGATTAACTAGGTCAGGTGACATTTGAACATCTACACGATTAACATCACTTGCATTAATTTCAACAATTAAATCTGTCTTGAACTGCGCTATGCTTTCGATCAGTCCTAATTCGACCCAATCCTCGGCAAGCGATATGATATCCTGGCGGATAATTTCAGGACTGGCGATGTTGGACCCGGCTGTAATGTTGCCGCCGTCCTTAACCAGTTTGAAGTTCTTGCCATAAATACCACTCAAGCGAATAAGGAATGACTGCCGGAGGAATGAAAGTGTGAGCGAAGTCATACTATCCAAAAATGAAACGTCAGGCTGCCCGAGTGAATTGAGTTGGAAATTTGTAATGCCACGCTCGATCAACACTGTGCCGTCCTTTTGGATTACGTGTGTAGCAACTCCAGATAGTAGAAGAAGATTGCGCTCGGTACGGATAAGCCTTTTTTCTTCAGGTGGAGGCGAGATACCTACAAGCGGCTGATTCTGCCACGGAGCAGCAGGGTCAGCAGTAGATAATTTCGATGCTCTACCGAAGTAAGCACCCGCCCAATGATGTTCAGGGGAAATAGAATCTTCACCGGCATGTAAAGTTGTGCTGTATGGAGAATTGCGATTGCCGCCGAATGTAGTAGCTTCAGATAGTGTGCCTGCAAATGCGTTGAACGCATGACCTTCAAGCTGAACCATCGCATCTTGCCGCGAAATAAGTTCCGAATCCATACGATCCATATTCGCATCGTCATTGTAAGGCTGTAAAATATAGTTGAACACGTCATCCGTGATTGCCGAAATCGCAGGGCTTATATCTGGATTGCCCGAACCTGTAACAGTATTTGCAACTGTGCCTGTGACGCCGTTCGGTAAATCCTCGTTACCTCCCTTTGCCCTTGGGAAAGGATTAACGAATACAGGAAGTTTTTCTGTCCACTCCCCGCCGTTCTTCGCTGTCAATGTCACAACGTTTGTCGCAACCGAAGCGCTCATAATCAAATCGGAATTTGCAGTAATGGACGCTTCAACATTTGCAGCGATTTCATTTGCAGTATCGCCAATCACTACAGGGATTTGAAGCCTGCGACCTGCGATATAAATAAATAGTGTTCCTGATTCCGCAGCCGGACCAGTGAAAGTAATTGTTTTTTGTGCTGCCGTAGTTCCCGTATCATCAAGAGGGATTGCGGTTAAACGTAAATTGCTATTGTTCGTTAGAAACAGC